ACGGTAGCAAGTTAGGTTACTATTGGATTATAGAGGATGTTTAAAAATACAACAAAACGTTAAATAATTTATTATATATAAAATACACATTATGAAACCAAGCGTAAATAAGATACTTACTAAGTTAAGCAAAAACCAAGTAAAACCATCAAAAATTAATCTATCAGTTATTTCTGATGCAAAACAAGTTGTTAGAGAAGCAGGAGATGAAATTGATTTTGTAGATAAACTTCAAAATGAAATAATGGATGACTTGCGTAAGATTGAACAAATAGGTTCAAAAATTAAAAGCAATATAAGTGGACTTGACAATGCTAAAGGATATTTATCAGAAATTAAAAATTCAATGAAGCAAATTCAAAAAGCAGCGGATGAATTAGGTGCTGACTTTAAAAACATTCAGGAATGGAGACTTTTAGATTCATCTATTGATGTAATTGCAGATTTAGAATCTGACAACAAAAGAATTAAACAAGACGCTAAAAAGTATATAAAATAAAAACACAACAAAAAGAATATTAATTTATTGATATATATATGAAAGCAACAGATATGTTAAACAAAGTAAAAGAACTTGTTGGGGTGGAAGCATCCGAAGAAGTAAAATTAGCACAAGCTACTTTGGAAAACGGTACTGTTATAGAAAGTGAAGATTTCGCAGTAGGTAGTGAGGTTTTTATTGTAACAGACGATGAAAAGGTAGCATTACCTGTAGGCGATTACACTTTAGAGGATGGGGAACAACTAAAAGTAGAGGAAGAAGGCGTTATTGCATCAATAGGTGCAGCCGAAGAACCTACTGAAGAACCAACCGAAGAAGAAGCGTCAGAGGAACTCGAAGAAGAAGAAATGGCTTATGCAACTAAGGAAGAACTTGCAGAGGTTAAATCTATGATAGAGGACATCAAAGCGATGATTGAAAAGAAAGATGAAATGTCAGAAGAAGTAAAAGAAGAAGAAACTGACAAAGAAGAACTTTCTAAAGTGGAAGAAGTTGAGGAAAAAGTAGAACTTGAAAAAGTAACACACAACCCTGAAGCAGAACCTCAAAAAGAAATGAAACTCTACGGACAGAAAAGAGAAATGACAACTGCTGATAGAGTATTTTCAAGAATATCGAATATTAAAAATAAATAAATTTAAAAAAAATGCCAACAACAACAACACAAAACGCAAGTGTAGCTTACAACGGAGAGTTCGCAGGAGATTATATCTCCGCAGCGCTTCTTTCAGCTAACACTTTGGAAAAGGGTGGTATTACCATCAAGCCTAACGTAAAGTATCAACACGTTATCAAAACAGTAAGCACCGATGACATCGTAAAAGATGCAAGTTGTGATTTTTCAGCGACATCAACAATTACTTTAGATGAACGGACTTTAACCCCTGAATTTCAACAAGTTAACCTACAACTATGTAAGTCAGATTTCCAAGATGACTGGGAAGCTATTTCTATGGGATATTCTGCCCACGATAGCCTACCTTCTTCTTTCTCTGATTTCTTGATTGCACACGTTGCTGCTAAAGTAGCGCAAAGAACTGAAACTTCTATTTGGACTGGTTCTACTGCAACAAGTGGACAGTTTGATGGAATTTCTACTAAGATTGCCCTTGATGCTAACCTACCTTCAGGACAAGAGATTGCAGGTACTACTGTAGATTCTTCTAACTGTATAGCGCAGATTGGCTCTATAGTGGATGCAATACCTTCTTCACTCTATAATAGCGAAGATTTGTTTATCTATGTATCACAAAACATTGCAAGAGCCTATGTAAGAGCATTAGGTGGATTTGCTTCTAACTTAGGTGCAGCAGGTACAGACAACAAAGGTACACAATGGTATGCAGGTGGAGGACTTAGCTTTGATGGTGTAAAACTATTTGTAGCTAACGGTCTTGCTGATAACACCGCTATCGCTGCCGAGAAATCTAACCTTTACTTTGGTACTGGACTATTGTCTGACCAAAACGAAGTGAAAGTATTGGATATGGCTGACCTTGATGGTTCTCAAAACGTAAGAGTTGTTATGAGATTTACCGCAGGGGTTGAGTATGGAATTGTTGATGACATCGTAACTTACGGTATCGCTAACTCTGCCAACTAAGAATTAGATTAACTAACAATAAAGGGTGGGTGGTTTTATATCTGCCTACCCTTTTTTAATATAAAAAATATGGCTTGTAATTTAACAAAGGGCAGAAAAGAACCTTGCAAGGATGTAGTTGGCGGTATCAAGGCGGTCTATTTCATAGACTACGGAGATATTTCAATTACATACGATTCTACCAATACAGATGTGATAGATGACTTAGGTGCAATTACTGCTTACGAATATGAACTAAAAGGAAATAGTAGTTTCGAGCAAACTATTACTTCTTCAAGAGAGAACGGTACGACTTTCTTTGAGCAATCTCTAAACCTTACGCTTAAAAAGCTAAGCTTAGAGGACAACAAAGAGTTAAAACTTTTAAGTTTTGGTAGACCCCACGTTGTGATATCTGATTATAATGGTAATGCCTTTTTAATGGGTGCAGAACACGGTGCAGAGGTAAGTGGTGGTACTATCGTTACTGGTGCTGCTATGGGAGATTTAAGTGGATATACACTAACCCTATCCGCACAAGAGCAACTTCCTGCAAACTTCTTAGAAGGTGCAACGGAAGCTGACCCATTTGCAGGACTTACTTCTACTGTAACAGTAACAGAGGGAACTAACTCTTAATAGTTAGGAATGTTTAGAATTAAGGGGTGGCATTAGCTGCCCTTTTTTTGTTTATTATTTGTTAATTAAAAATATTATTGTATGTTTGTATCAGCAATAATGCTAAACAATATAACAAAAGGGGTTAAGAGCCTCACGAAAACTTCGAGATATTAGATAATTTATTTTCAGTAGAAGATTGTAACAATTTAGAAAAACAACTACAATCATTAAATTTTTTAAAAGAACTTTGTGATGAATCCTATGACAATGGTTTTATAGAAAGGTCAGAAGAATTGGCTAATGTAATTAGTGATTTAAAATATTCTTTAGGTATTCCACACTTTGACACAGAGTGGGAAGATAAAAGGTTTTGTAGTGCTTTTTTAGAAAAAAAAGAATATTTACAAAGCGAAAGAGATAATGACCCTATTATGATTCAAGCAATGGAATTTTACAAATCTATAGGATACAATGTTTAGTAATTTTTATTTAAGCTGAAATTGGGTAGCAGAAATGTTACCCTTTTTTTTTGCTTTATAAATAACAAAATTTAAGTTTTTTTATTGTATATATATGATAGTTTTACAAGAAAGTGCATCTGCACAAAACTTAGATTTTATACCAAGAAGTTTTACAAGCGGTAATACCTATAACGTTACCATAGTAAACGAACAAACCAACACAGAGGTTTACAATCAAGACGTAGATACTATAACAGAAAATTTGTACTACAATAGGCTTAATGCTATCTTTGATGTAAAGCAAGATAATTTTTATATGGTTACTGTTAAATCAGGAAGCGATGTAATATTTAAAGATAAAGTATTCTGCACCAATCAGGCTATTACAGACTTTACAGTAAACGATAGCCAATATACAGAGCAGGACACAACAAATGAATTTATATTCTTATAATGGAAAACGTACACATAGTTAGTTTATCATCTTACAACCGCCCTCAAATAAAAGAGGACAAGAAAAGGAATTGGGTAGAGTATGGAGATGATAACGATTTTTACACTTACCTAATAGACCTTTTTATAGAATCTACTACAAACAACGCTATTATAAATGGTGTTAGTCAGATGATATATGGTAAAGGGTTGGATGCATTAGATAGTAGCACTAAGACAGAGGAATATGCGGCACTTAGGTCTATATTTCACGATTCGTGTCTTAGAAAGGTAAGTTTTGACCTTAAACTATTAGGGGAGGCAAGTTTTCAGGTATTATACAAAGACAAACAAGTAGCAAGAGCCGAACACTTCCCAAGACAAACACTAAGAGCGGAAAAGTGCAATGACGATGGAGAGATAGAAGCATATTACTATTTTCACGACTGGTCTAAAATAAAGCCAAACGATAAGCCTAAGAGAATTGCAGCTTTTGGATTTGGTAACGGTACAGAACCTGAAATAAAAATAATCAAAAGATACTTGTCAGGGTACGATTATTACTGCCCACCTGATTATATGGGAGGCATAGCGTATGCAGAACTCGAAAGCGAAGTGTCTGACTTCTTAATTAATGACGTGCAGAACGGATTTAGTGGGACTAAGGTTGTAAACTTCAACAACGGAATACCTGACAGAGAGCAACAGTTACAAGTCAAGTCAGACGTAATGCGTAAACTAACTGGTGCAAGAGGCGAAAAAGTAATTATAGCCTTTAACAACAATGCAGAAAGCAAAACTACTATAGACGATGTACCACTTACTGATGCACCACAACACTATGAATACTTATCTACGGAAAGTGTAAACAAGTTAATGGTAGCGCATAGGATTACATCCCCTTTGCTTTTGGGTATTAGAGATGGTAGTAATGGACTTGGTAACAATGCAGACGAAATTAAAACTGCATCCTTGTTATTTCACAACACAACCATTAAGCCTTACCAAGATTTAATAACAGAAGCAATAGACGATATATTAGCGGTAAACGGTATAAGCCTTAAATTGTATTTTAAGACCCTACAACCGCTTGAATTTATAGAAACCGATAATGCCATCACTAACGAAGCAAGAGAGGAAGAAACAGGCGTTAAAATGGCTAAGGAAGAACCATCTTTTGACGATGACAAGATGTTTGACCTATTAGACCAATTTGGCGAAGATGAAAACCTTGAAGATTGGGAACTTGTAGATGAAAGAGAGGTGGATTATGACCAAGAGGAAGCTTTAGATAAAATGATAGGTTTGGCAAGTACAGGAAGTGCAAGACCAAAAGCAAATAGCGACCAAGATGGAGAGAATGACGAAGGTGTACAGTTTAAAGTAAGATACCAATACGCACCATTAAGAACACAAATTAAGAGCAGGGAGTTTTGCAAGAAAATGGTAAGTGCTAAAAAGATATACCGAAAAGAGGATATAATGCAAATGAGCCAATTAGCGGTAAATGCAGGATGGGGACTAAACGGAGCAGCTACTTACGATATTTGGTTATATAAAGGCGGTGGTGCTTGTCATCATTTTTGGATGCGTAAGACTTATATGGCTAAAGCAGAGGGTGTAAAGCCTGACGTTGGAAACCCTAATGCGGAGGTAAGCGTAAATCAAGCTAAAAAAGAAGGTTTTAAACCTGAAACAAACGATAAGAAAGTGGCTATGCGACCAAAGGATATGCCTAATCAAGGATTTGTAAACAAATAAGAAATGGCAGAAGGATTATTTATAACAAGGAAAGATTTAGTTAAGTTTACTTCTGTAAATGGCAACGTAGATAGTGATAAGTTTTTGCAGTACATAAAGATTGCACAAGACATACACATTAAAAACTACTTAGGTACAGACCTATTCAACAAGATACAAGACGATATAGAAGCCAGTACACTTACAGGGGACTATTTAACGCTTGTTACTGACTATGTAAAACCTATGTTGGTTCATTGGGCAATGGTTGAGTACCTACCTTTTGCTGCTTATTCTATTGCAAACAAAGGCGTATTTAAACATAGTAGCGAAAATGCTTCTAACGTAGAAAAGGAAGAAATAGACTTTTTAATAGAAAAAGAAAGAAACATAGCACAGTATTATACTGATAGATTCATAGATTATATGTCTTTTAACGCAAGTGGTACTTTTCCTGAATACTACACTAATAGCAACGATGACGTATATCCTGATAAGAACGCAAATTTCGAAGGATGGGTTTTGTAAGAAACGACTATAAACCAAAAGAGAAAAACGTAGAAAGGCTTAAAAGCTATTTACAAAAGACATATATAACAAAAACCAAAAAAAAGTATTGATAATATATGGCTAACACAATAAACTGGGGAAAGATATACTGTTCAACTTGGTGGGGAGATACCGCTAAGACTACGGATGCTATTCCTTTAGCTTCTGCACCGACTTGTTGGGTGGAAGATGTATTAGAGATTTCAGTAGATAGCACACTATTTAGGGTGGATAGTACCTTAATAACAACAGACCAAACTATAATATAAAAAAATAAAATGGCACGACAAACAATAAATGTAGGTTCATCACCAAATGACGGTACAGGGGATACTTTAAGAGATGCGATGGTATCTATAAATAGTATGACTGCTGATATTTACGGACAAAGTGGAACAGGGGATAGCCTAAGAGGTTCTTCTCCTTTGACTGCGGCAGCGGATGTAGATGTAGATTTTGACACCGCACAAGTATTTACAATGACATCAAGTATTACTGTAGATTTAAATTTTACAAACGCATCCATAGGAGATGTAAAAGATATTATTGTAACAGATTCAGGAGGAACGTCAGCTTTGACATTTGATACTCTTACAAACCCCAACACAATTACAACCATATCAGGGGAGTATAGTAACACGTCAGGTGCAGTAAACTTTATTCAAGTTGCTTGTACTGCCGCAAACACATTTTTCCTATCAATATCACAAAGTATATAATTATGAAAGCAGCAGTACAAAACGGTAGAATAGTAACCATATACAAGAGTTTACCTAACTCGCTTAAAACCCCTACAAAACACATTTTAGGAGGTGCAAACAACCTATCAAAAGAGGAACTACAAGAGATAGGTATTTACGATGTTGTAAAGCCAAGCTTTGACCCACAGACACAAACTAAAGGTGGTCTATACTTTGACGAAGATAAAAAGATAGTAACCTATGATGTTACTGATATTGATTTTAGCCAAGAGGTAGATATTATTGGAATAGATGGCGAACCAACAGGCGAAACAGAAAAAAGATATAAGATAGCCGACATCAAAGCAAGTAAGATTGCAGAGATTAAGTCTAAGGCAGGGAAATTATTAGAACCTACAGACTGGCAAGTTATAAGAAAAGCAGAAAGGGATATTGATATTGATACGGATGTTGCAACAGACAGAGCAGGTATTTTAGCAGAAGCCGATAGGTTAGAAGCTGAAGTAAATGCTAAGAAGTCTTACAAGACTGCATTGCAATACAACGTACAATTTTTTCCATCTGACGAAATAGAATAAATATGGCTTTAGGCAAAAGACTAATAAATACAGGTGCGGCTGCTGCGGCTTGTAGTACTGATTCGGTACAAGCATTTGGTGCAGATGCTGCATTCAGTAGTAATGTAGCTTTATATCAGCTTGATGGGAATGATGATGATACCACAGGTAATTATAGCGGTTCAAGTGATACTGATGTAACATATTCGGCTACAGGTGCAAAGTTTGGACAGGCTGCTACATTTAATGGTAGCACAAGTAAAATAACATTGTCTTCTACAATTTCGAATATAAAAACTTACTCTTTTTGGATTAAACCTGACTCAAGCGGTAATGACACTTATGCAAGAAGATTATTTGGAAATGTTGGCGGAACATCTTATACCAACTCAATTACTTTTGATAAGCCTAATAGCAAGGTAATATATTACGAAAATACAACTGCAAGAAGTAGTGACACTATATCTAATGATGCTTGGAGTCATATTGCTTTTACATCGGATGGAACTACTTTAAAAGTGTATACAAACGGAAGTTTAAGCAATACTTATACCACAAGTGGTTTTGTTAGTTCTATAAACGAAATATGCAGCACAAGTTCAAACCGACAGTTTAAAGGCTCGATAGACCAAGTAAGAATATTTGACAAGGCTATAAGCGCAGAAGATGTAGCAACGCTTTACGCTGAAACAACATCAACCGCATCCAATACCAATCCATTTAGCGAAGGTGCAGGTGTAGCTTTATACACTATGGATTTCGATTCTTCTGAAGCAAGTGGATATTACGATGGAGAAAGTACGAACGTTGAGTTCGCAGTAGGAGGCAAGATAAACTATGGTGCAAGGTTTAATGGGAGTAGTAGTTATATAGAAAGTGGCATCAGTACAGATATTTTAAATTCTGATTATACAATTTCTTTTTGGGGAAAATCGAGCAATAGTTCAGGTGGTCAAACTTTTATAAATACAAATAGCGGTGCTGTTGCTTTTGTAAGAATTGATTTTTCTGCAAATGGTAATCTTTATTTTTACCACAGAAATTCAGCAAGTACAACTTACGTTGACGCATCAATTGTGTCAGGAATGGCGGATGGTAATTGGCATCACGTTGTAATTACAAAAGATAACACAAGCGTTAAAGCGTATAAAGATGGTAGTTTAGTAGGAACAATTACATCTACAAGCGGAACTTATAGCAATTCAACAACGTTACAAATTGGCAGAAATAATTATAATGCAAATGGTGCTAATAATTTCGATGGCGACTTTGACCAAGTAAGAATATTCAACAGAGCATTAGATGAAACAACAAATGGAGAAATATCTGCTCTTTACGCAGAAACCGCTTGTGTATATGAGTGTACTACTGATACAGTAAACTATCCTTCAGGTACTACACCAGTCGCTTATTACAAATTGGACAACAGTTCGGAGGATTATTCTACTGGAGGCAACGATGGTTCAGACACGAACGTTGAGTACAGGTTTGGAAGGTTTGGTCAAGCCGCTGTATTTAATGGTAGTAGTAAAATTGATTTACCATCAACTGTTGTTGATTCAATAAAATCAAATAGCTCATTTGCTGTGTCTGCTTGGTTTAACACAAGTGTTACAGGTACAAGGAAAGTAATGTTTTCGTCTTTTGATGGTACTTATATAATTCTTGAGGTAACAACAGGCAATCAATTAAATGGTGTTGTTTCTAATAGCGTAGGTACAAATACAGAATTGACAATACCAATAACAGTAACAGACGGAGGGTGGCATCACGCTTTATTTACAGGCGAGAATGGAGACTTAAGGTTATATTTAGATAATGGTACGCCACAAACGTCATCGTCTTGGAATGGTACTTTTTTTAATGGCACTACTGGAACAGATATTGGTTCAAGATTTGGAAATAATTATTTCAATGGCAAAATAGACCAAGTACGCATCTATTCAACTGCCCTTACAAGTAGTCAAGTAACCGAACTTTACGAAGAAAAACCTTGTGCAGATACTTCTAACTTTAAAGCGGTATTGTATGAAGGGAATGGTACAACAAATTACATATCTAATGTGGGAATGGACTTGGAAACAGATGGGGGATTAGTTTGGGTTAAATCAAGAGACACAGGATATCATCATAGGTTAGTTGATTCAGTAAGAGGCTTGTCAACAGATGGGGTTTTGTTTTCAAACCGAACTAATGCAGCTGAAGATTTACCAAGTGCTACTGATAATTTTACTTCGTTTGATAAGAA